AAATTGAATAATTTATAAATAGAAACAATACAATACTAAAAGCGCGTTTCTAATTAAATAAAGGAGAAAAACATGGCTTTTTCCGTAAGTCCTTCCGTTATTGTTCGTGAAGTGGATGCGAGTCAGACAGTACCAGGCGTTGCAACTCCACCAGCGGCAATCGCCGGAATTTTTAGATGGGGCCCAACAAACGATCCTATTCTGATTACTTCAGAAAATGAACTAGTGGATCGTTTTGGCAAACCCACAGATGATAACTACGAAACTTTCTATACTGCATCGGATTTCTTATCATACTCAAATGCATTATATGTCGTTCGTGCTGACGATAGTTCAGCTACAGCTACATCAACAGACACAACAGATGCTGACGCAAATAATCATGTGTTTGGTGCGTTCGAAGCAAAATATCCAGGTGCATTAGGTAACTCTATTGATGTTGCTTGGTCCACCAGTGGTTCTTTTTCAACAGAAGTTGCTGCAATAGGCGGTATCCCACGCAACGCTATTTCAAATACCGCAGTTACCCAAACCGTTAGTTTTAACGCTAACGAAGTAACATTTGAAGTTGCAAATACTGTATCGTTACCAGCTTTAACAGCAGGTGATACTCTTGTTATAGGTAACTCAAACGTTGGCTACCAAGAAATGATCATCAAAACAGCTACACTAACTACAGTTATTGATCCAGGTGCAAACACTGATCCAGCTGCTACTGGTGACGACTTTGTAGCTTACTACTCACAAAATATTACTTTCACTAATAGATACACACTTGCTGAAACTGCATTAGAAAAATTATCAGTTGTTAAAAAATGGCAACATTCTAACGTAGTTGGCAAAGCACCAGATGCATCACATGTTCACGTGGCTGTAATTGACCGAGATGGTAAAATTAGTGGTGCGGCTGGTTCTGTTTTAGAAGTATTTGAAAACTTGTCTACAACAGAAGGTGCTTCAACTCCTCAAGGTGCAACAAATTACTATGCAACAGTAATTGAAAATAATTCATCTTGGGTAACTGTTGCAAACACTAGCGTTATTGGTACAGCTTCTGCTACAGAAAACCAATACGAAGAATTTTCTGGCGGCACAGACGCGTCAACAGAATCAACTGCTACTCTTGGATCACTAGCTTTTGCTTGGGACGTATTAAAGAATTCTAACGAAATTGATGTCTCTATGATCCTTCAAGGTAAAGGTGATGATGCTGGTTTACGAGCTAACTACATTGTAGCTAATCTTGCCGATTACAGAAAAGATTGCGTAGCATTCCTATCACCATCTAAAGAAGCAGTAGTTGATGAACTCAAAACTAATGCTAAATTAGATAATGTAGTTGCATATCGTAACAAGATCCAAAGCTCTTCTTACTGGTTCATGGATTCTGGTTACAAATATCGCTACGATAAGTTTAACGACGTGTATCGTTGGACTCCACTAAATGGTGATATGGCAGGTCTTTCTTCAAGAGTAGAACCTTGGGAATCTCCAGCTGGTTACAGAAAAGGTATCATTAAGAATATCGTTAAACTAGCATTTAACCCAAGCAAACCACAAAGAGACCAATTGTACAGCGCGGATGTTAACCCAGTAATGGCTCAAACAGGTCGAGGTATTGTACTATTTGGCGATAAGACTGGTTTAGGTTCGACAAGCGCATTTGATCGCATCAACGTTCGTAGATTGTTTATCTCTGTTGAGAAGGCTATTGCTACTGCAGCTGAAAGCTTCTTATTCGAGTTTAATGATGATTTTACTCAGACACAGTTTAAGAATATCGTTGATCCGTTCCTACGTGACATTCAAGGTCGCCGTGGTATTATTGACTACCGTGTAGTTTCAGACTCTACGGTTAATACTCCTGAGGTTATCGATCAAAATAAATTCCGTGCAAGCATCTTTATCAAGCCTGCTCGTTCTATCAATGTTATCGAACTTTCATTCGTTGCAACTAGAACCGGTGTAGAATTTGACGAAATCGTTGGCCAATTAGTTTAATATAAATATATTCAAAAGGAGAAAGACACATGGCATTTAACATCAACCAGTTCAAATCAGAGCTTGTCGGTGGCGGTGCGCGTCCTACACTCTTCCAATGTCAAATCACTAACCCGGTAAATCCGGCTGCTGATATCAAGATTCCATTCATGGTAAGAGCAGCTGGTATTCCTGAATCAACTGTGGGGCAGTACACTGTCCCATATTTTGGACGTCAGATTAAATACGCAGGTGATAGAACATTCGCAGATTGGACCGTAACTGTTATCAACGATGAAGATTTCGCTATCCGTAACGCTATGGAAGAGTGGATGAACTTCATCAACTCACACGACTCAAACTCACGTGGACTACCACAACAGTACAAATCTACTGGTCAAATTACACAGTTTAGTAAAGATGGTTCGCCACTTAGAACTTACGTGTTTGAAGGTATGTTCCCAATTTCTGTTGATGGTATCCAAATGGATTGGTCAGCAACTGATTCCATTGAAGAATTTGCTGTTACATTCCAGTATGATTTATGGAGAGTTGAAGGCAACACTGGTATTCCAACTACCTAATTTTATATAATGAGGAAATAAAAAGTGAAGTTATTTGGATTTGAAATAAAACGCGAAGAGGACGAGGTCGAAAATAAACCGATCTCGTTCGCTGAGCCACAGAACGATGATGGTGCCATCACGGTAGATAATGCCGTGGGTGGCTTTTATAGTACTATTCTAGATATAGAAGGTACTGCTAAAACTGAGTCAGAACTAGTAACTAAATATCGTGGCCTCGCGCTACAGCCTGAAATCACTCAAGCTGTAGATGAAATTGTGAATGAATCCATTAACGTTGATTCTGATGATAACGTGGTAGAAGTCATTTTAGATGACGTTGATCTTCCTGATAAAGTAAAAAATAAAGTAACAGAAGAATTTGAAGAAATTCTTTCTTTGTTAGATTTTACTAATCAATCATACGATATTTTTAGTAAATTTTACGTAGATGGAAGATTAAACTATCACGTTATTATTGATAACGAAAACCTGAAAGATGGTATTCAAGAATTAAGATATGTTGATCCGCGTAAATTAAAACTTATTCGCGAAATGGATAAGAAAAAGGCGGATAAACATTCTGGTGTGCCAGTCAAGCAAATTAAAAGCGAATACTATATGTATTCCGAGAATGGATTTGGCGGACAAAAAGGTACATCTACTTCGGGCACACAAGGTTATAAAATCGCAAAAGATTCTATTGCACGAGTTACATCTGGTATCATGAGTGAAAATAACTCATTGGTTCTTGGACATTTACAAGCTGCAATCAAACCTATTAACCAGCTAAGGATGCTTGAAGATGCTACAATTATCTACACTCTTACAAGAGCTCCCGAAAGAAGAATTTTCTATATTGATGTTGGTAATCTACCTAAGTCGAAAGCTGAACAGTATCTAAGAGATATGATGGTTCGCCATAAGAATAAGCTTCAATATAATTCATCTACCGGTGAAATTACAGATGCTCGTAAGATGATGACGATGACTGAAGATTTTTGGTTCCCTCGCCGCGGTGGTGAAAGAACTACCGAGGTTGATACTCTAGCCGGAGGTAATGCTGCTGGTTTAACCAATGACGAGAACCTACAATACTTCCAGCGCAAATTGTTTAAATCTTTGAAGGTTCCACTATCTCGTTTAGAGCCAGAAACAATGGCTACATTTGGTCGAGCTTCAGAGATTACAAGAGACGAATTAAAATTTAGTAAATTCATCAACCGTTTAAGAGCACGTTTCTCAAGTATCTTTACACAGTTCCTAGAAAAGCAACTCGTTCTTAAAGGTATTATGACACCTGAGGAATTTGCTGAAATTAAAAATGATCTACGTTATGACTTTATTCAAGATAACTATTTTCAAGAGTTAAAAGAAGCAGAAATTACTCGTGAAAGACTTACAACTCTTCGCGAAGTTGAAGAACATATTGGTACATATTACTCTAGAGAATGGGTTCGCAAGCAAGTCCTTAGAATGTCAGATGATGATATTAAAGAAATGGACAAGCAAATTGCTAAAGAAGCCGAGGATATGCCTGGCGATGAAGAAGATCAGGAACCTGAAGAGCAAGGTAATATGGTTCAGCAAGACTCAAATAATATAAACGGATAAATAAAGAAAATTAAGCTAGGAGATTCAAATGAAGTCCTTTAAGAAATATATTGCCGAGGTTGCAGAACCAAACAACCCGGAAGAAAAGAAATTTAAGGATCAGCACAAGGTTGTTGCAGACAAGCATCCTGTTGCTCTTGATCATCAGCATACAGGCGATATTAAAAAGCCAAAAGCTAAGCGTAAAGCCGACCAAGAAGGTGATGCAAATTATGACTTAGCATATGAGTCTGTCGAAGAGTCAGTAGAAGAAATGGAAGAAGTTGACCTAGAAGAAACTACGTTGTCTGCTACTAAAAAGCCAGTAAATGTAACTGGACCAGATGGCAAAGTTAGAACAGTCATGAGAAGATCTAAAGCTGTCCAACATGA